CTCGAAACGCAAAGCCTGGCTAGAGAAGCAACGGGAAGAAGTCCGGCTCTACACCCTCAAACTGCTGGGCGACCCGGAAGTTTCTTTTGTCGATGCTGCCGCGAAAATCTCCGTCAAGTTCGGCATCAAGGTGGCGGCCTCGACCCTCGCCTACAGCCACGACGTGGTGGTGCTGCCGGACGAAGCGGAGATCCGCGCGGCGCAGGTGGAAGCCACGGCATTCACGGAATTCATGCGGCAGAACCCCGGCGTCCCGGAAGAGCGCTTGCGCAAGGTTTGGTTCTATCGGCGCTTCAGTTCGAAAGAATTTCAATCCGCCGAGATGAAGCCAGAGAAATTGATCGAGGCGGCCCAGTTCGAACGCAGCCTGGAAATTCAGGAACGCAAAGTCGCGGCGCAGGAAGAGCGCAACCGCCTAGCGGTGCGGGAAGTGGAACTGGAAGAGCGCCGGGTAAAAGTTTTGGAAGAGAAGCATGCCGTAGTGCGAGAGAAAACCAAGCAGGTGTTGAATGACCCGAAATCGACCCGCAAGGACTTCGTCCGAGCCGCCCGCGAAATCTACGGGCTCCTCGGCGAGCCTGCCGGCAGTGGTCAAGTTGCTGCCGTACCAGGCCAAGTGGGTCAATGACAATTCGCGTTTGAAGATCGTGGTGAAGGGACGCCAGACGGGGTTTTCCTGGGCTGCCACGCTGCGCGCCGTGCTGGCCTGCCTGGACCATAAGGTGACTTGGATTTTCCTTTCCAAAGGCGAGCGGCAATCGCGACTGCTGATGGAGAAAGTCGCCGACCACATCAAGGCGGTGGGTCTGCTAGCCGAACTCCACGAGACGAATTTTATGGAAGGCACGGTAGTCAAGCAACTCGAGGCGCGCTTCCCCAACGGCTCCGTGATTTACGGCCTGCCTGCCAATCCCGACACGGCGCGCGGCTATTCCGGCAACGTGACGCTGGACGAGTTTGCTTTCCACCAGGACGCGGAGAGGATCTATGCGGCGCTCTATCCCAGCATCACCCGCGGGTATTCGATCGAAGTGATCTCTACGCCCAACGGGAAACAGGGGAAGTACTACGACCTGGCGAAGAAAGCGGGCCTGGTGGCGGGCGAAACGCCTGACCCCGATTCCAGTTGGTCTCCGCACGTCGTGGACATCTATCAAGCGGCGGTCCAGGGGCTGGCGGAATCGGCTGCGGTGGGCGACGGCCCGCTGGCCACGAAACTTACGGACAGCATCGCGGCAGCATTTCAAGAGCGTGGCGTCAAACCGAGCCTGCGCATGGTGCGGTTTGTGAGCGAACTGCGCGCCGGCGCGGATTATGACGACGACTGGATGCAGGAGTATTGCTGCCAGTTTGTCTCGACCGCGGAAAATTTCATTACCCCGGAATTGGTCAAGGCATGTTTAAGCGCGGAAGCGAGCATGGACCTTCCGCAAGCGTTGCTGGTCAAGGAAGTGGGCGAGTTCTTTTTGGGAATCGACATCGGGCGCAAGCACGACCGCACAGTCTTCTGGCTCGACCGCATAAACCTGGGAGCGCCAGTGACGCCAGGCGCGCCGCCGCGTCGTGTCGCCACTACCCGGCGCGTCGAAACCCAGCACGGGATTCCGTTTCAATACCAGGTGGAACATGCGCGGGTTCTGTTGAAACTTAAAGGCGCAACCGGCAGCCCGCTCATCCGGCGCTGCTGCATTGACGCCACCGGCATGGGCGCGCCACTGGCGGAAGCGCTCGCAACCGAATTTGGTTCGCGCGTCGAGCCCACAGTGTTCACAAGTCTGGTCAAGGAAGACTTGGCGTTCCGCACCAAGCGGTTCATGGAAAACGGGCAAACCCTATTCCCAGATGCCCCGGAAGTTCGCCAGGCATTTGGCGCGATCCGCAAAGTCACGCTGCCCTCGGGGGCAATCCGGTTCGATGCCGAACGCACCGAAGCGGGCCATGCCGACCATTTCTGGGCGAAGGCATTGGCGGATCTGGCAGGGGACAAATCGATCGAGGCGGCATCGGCGGGACTTGATGACGTGGAAGAGCAACCCCGCCGCTGGTCGGTTTGGGACCCGAGCCAAGCCCCGGAGGAAGCCGAAGAAGCCTTGGTGGGAGCGGAGGCGACGGCGCGGCCGGGACTGTTGGGACCGCACATGTTCCTGCGGAGGCTCGGTGGCTGAAACGCAGATATTGACTCGCATACGGCAGGCGTTCGACGTGCTCCGGGGGCGCGTCCAGGCGGCAAGCGCGGGGTACGATCCCACACTCAGCGAGGCGGACATCCGCCAGGGGTTCCGGCGAATTTCGACTAACAGCACCAACCGCGATCTGGCGCCGCTTACCCAGGACAAGATGATTGAGCTTGCCTGGTATCTCTACGACCGCAACCCGCTAGCCAAACGCCTGGTTAACCTCACGAAAATCTTCGTGGTTGGCGAAGGGTTGAAGGTGAAGTCGGAAGACGCCCGAGTGCAGGAATGGCTCGACAAGTTTTGGGATGATCCGATCAACCGGATGGATTTGGAGTTGCCCGAATACGTTAAGGAACTGGGAATCTTCGGCGAGCAACTCTACCGTACCACGGAAAACCCCGTCGATGGGTCGTTACGTCTGTGGTACATCGACCCGAGCGAAATCGATCAGGTAGTTTACGGTGGCGCCCCGGACGCCGAACCGGGCAGCGATCGCAGCATTGCCATCCCCATTGAAGTGATCCTGAAACAAAAACCGGAAGAGAAAGAAGGTCCACGGTTGCAAGTTTACCGCCCAGATGAGGATCCCAACTCACCTACCTTCGGTCGGCCCATCGGCAATGCGTTCTATTTCGCCATCAACAAAGCCAAACGCTCGGCGCGTGGCCGCTCCGACCTTTTCGCGCAGGCCGACTGGCTGGATGCCTACGAGCAGGCATTGTTTGCCGCCGTGGATCGCATCGATTTGCTGAATAGCTTCATTTGGGATGTCACGCTCAACGACAAGACCGAGGATGAGATCAAGGCATGGTTAAAGGAGAACGGACGCCGACCGCGGCATGGTTCCGTGCGCGCCCACAACCAAGGAGTTACCTGGACTACCGCCGCGCCAGAACTAGGTTCGCAGGATGTCGCAACCATCATGCGCGTATTTAAGAACCACATCCTGGGCACTAGCGGGTTCCCCGAGCATTGGTTTGCGGAAGGCGGCGAGACGAACTTGGCGACGGCGGGCGAAATGGGCGGGCCGACGATCAAGACGCTCAAGGAGCGCCAAAAGTACGTCAAGCACATGCTGGAATACATCTGCGGCGTGGTGATCGATCGCGGCATCGCGCATGGGACGCTGCCGAAGACGGCAGATCGAACGGTTGCCATCAACGCGCCGGAATTGGAGACCCGAGACACCAGCAAACTCGGCGCGGCCATTGCCCAAACCGTGAATGCCATGGCGCTGGCAGTGCAGGAAAGCTGGCTAACGCGCGAGACGGCAGCGGCGATCTTCGCCAACCTGGTTTCACAACTTGGGCACGACGTGGATGTGGACAAAGAATTGAAGGAACTGGAAACGCAACTGCGGCCCAGTGAGGCGGATTATCAGAACCGGGGTCCGGGCCTTCCAGCTTTGAATTCGGCAAAACAACCGGGCACGGAAGCCGTGAATCCAGTTCCCAAGGCCGTGCAATAGATGGCGATCAACAAGGCGGAATTCGAGCGGCGGGTGCGCGAACTGATTAACCAGGCGCGGCGGGCGGACCGGTCGGCCACGGCCGCGGCGCGGCAGGCGCTCGAGAGCGCACATGGAGAATTGCTGCGAGAGATTGCCCAACTGCCGCCTGACGCATCTTCCTATTCGCGTTATCAACTCGACCAACTGCGTCGCGCCACGGAACGCGGCATGGAAGATTTCGACCGCCTCCTGGCCGGCGATTTGAGAACCTCGCAGGAAACCGCATTTCAGCAGAGCCGCGAAAACACCGACCGCATCCTGACTGATGCCATCGGCACGCCGGCATCCTTCGCGGACTTGAACCGGGCGCAACTGCTGGCGGCGCAGGGATACTCCGCCGATCTAGTCAAAGGTTTAAGTGACTTCGGCCGCGACCGCCTGAACGCCACATTGCGCCGCGCGGTGTTGGGCGGCCAGTCGGTGACCGACATCATTCGCGACATTGGACGCTCCATCGGCGACGGCCAGTTTGGAATTATCAGTCGGCGCGCCGAGACTATCTACCGCATGGAAGTGCTGCGCATGGCGTCGATGGCCACGCAGGCGCGCCTGGAGCAGGCGGTGGATCGTGGCATTGCGGCGAAGAAGATGTGGGTACACGCCGGGACGCCGGTGCGCGTACGGCAATATCATTTACGCATCAATCGCGCCGTGGTTCCAGTGGATGAACAGTTTTCCGGCAGCGGACCGAATGGGGAAGACCTGATGTTTCCCCGCGATCCCGCGGGCGCCGCAGAGGACACCATCAACTGCGGCTGCCAGATGTTTCCTTGGGTGGATTCGTTCGCGAAGTTCGCGGGAATAACGACGCCCGCATAGTGACTGTAGCGGTGCTCTCGGAGTGCCGAATCAGGCGACGGTCAGAGACCGCCGCTACAAAACGAGGGAGGCAAGGCGATGATCGAAGAAAAAGCAAAGCAAGAGGCGGCGGCTGAGAAGCCTCCGAAGGGAAAATTTGTGGATATCAAGATCACTTCAAAGTTCGTGGCCGGGAACTGGATTCCTGTCCTCAAGAGGGTTTACGCCGAGAAGGATGTGACCCCTGAGATGCTGTTGAAAGATTCGAAGTTGGTCATCTATCCAGATGGCACCCACGCTTATACCAGGGTGGACGGGAAACATCTACGGTTCGACGGGAAGACCGGTGCACTGCTCTCGGTGCTCCTGGCGGCCTTGATCTCCCTGTTCAGCTTTATGCCCTCAGCAAGTGCGCAAGGAGTGGGACGCGCGCGGCTCAAGATTGCATCCACGGAAGCCCCCTACGTCACCCTCGACGGCATAACCACAAGTGCCGGAACCGGCTATGGTCGGGCGACCCTGCTGACCGTCAACTACACCACCGGGAAAGTCTACCTTGGCGATACAGCGGTGGCGGTTACGGGAGGCCACTTAACCGGACTCACTGCCTCGCAAGGAACCTGCACGGCGCCCGCGTTCAGCGCCTGCAACGTCATCTACTCTGATTCATCCGGCACAGTCGCCACCAGCCTCTATCCCTTGGTGGCGTATGTGGCGGGCAATACGGTTCTGGCGTTCGTGCAGACGAACACCACCAAAGTGACGGAGATCCGCCATCCCTGGGAGGTGACGCTCACCTCTCCCTACATCCTGTTGACGGCTTCGACAGGCGTGATCAGTCCCGGAAATACTTCCGGCGCTATTGAGACGGTAGGGCAAGCGTTTGCGCTCACGGGATTGGCGAGCGGCGACAAGGTTGCTTTGGTTTCACAGCCCTCCGCCCAGTCACTTTGCCCCGCCACGAGTGCGAGAGCAACTGGCACGGATGAGCTGACAATTTACTTCACGGCGCTTACGGCGGCGGCTTGCACGCCGAAGTCAGGAACCTACGTTGTCTCAGTCATGCGGTAGAAGTTTGGCACGGGCTTCTCGCCCGGCATAGCAACTGTAGCGGCGCTCTCTGAGCGCCGAATCAGGCGACGGTCAGAGACCGCCGCTACAAAACGAGGAGGCAAGGCAATGACAGAAGAAAAAGAGAAACTGGCGGCGCCGGCTGAGAACCCTCCGGCGGGAAAGTCCCAGGATATCGTAGTCACTTCACAATTCATCGGAGAAGGCGAAAACCGGAGACCGATTCCGAGAATAGTGAAGGTTCGGACAGAAAAAGACATGACGCCGGAATTGATCCTCGAGGGAACCAAGATGGTCCAACACGGCGCAATGAATTGTTACACGACGAGGGACGGGAAGCATGCGCGGTTCCACTCCAAAACCGGCGTCCTGGTCTCCCTGCTGCTGGCGGCGTTCCTGTCACTGCTCGCGTTCGCGGTTCCGGCCTCGGCGCAGTACGGCGTGGGACGAACCAGGCTCAAGGTTGCCGCCACGGAAGCGCCTTACGTCACGCTGAGCGGCATAACCACGAGTACCGGAACCGCCTACGCTCCAGCGACCCTGCTCAAGGTCAACTACACCGCAGGCAAGGTCTACCTGGGCGACACGGCGGTGGCGGTGACCGGAGGCCAGTTAACCAGCCTCACCGCATCGAAAGCCACTTGCACGGCTCCGGCGTTCAGCGCTTGCGACATCGTCTATGCGAACTCCTCCGGGACGGTCGCCTTTTCGACTAATCCCCTGGTGGCATTCGCCGCAGGGAACTCCGTGCTGGCTTTTGTGCAGACCTCGAGCACGGCGGTGACGGAGATACGATATCCCTGGGAAACTACCCTCAATTCCCCGTACATCCTGCTGACCGCCACGACGGGCGCCATCACGCCAACCATAACCTCGGCGGCCATCCAGACGGTTGGACAGGCGCAGACGGTAGCGGGAATCGTGAGTGGGGACAAGGTCGCCTTGATTTCACAACCCGCGCCCACTTCGCTTTGCCCGGCCACCAGCGTGATTGCCAGCGGCACAGACACCTTGACGATTTACTTCACCGTGCTCACCGCAGCGGGCTGCACGCCGGCGGCGGGGACGTACATCGTCTCAGTCATGCGGTAGGAACGGCTTCGGCTCTTGTAGCGGCGGTCTCCGACCGCCGGGTTTTGTAAGATCGTCGGTCCCTTCCTGCGTCAGGGCAGGCGCCGACCGCCGCTACGGCAAGACGGCGGTCAGAGACCGCCGCTACAACGGAAAGGAAGGCGGCCATGGCGAAGATGAAGAAAGAGGCGGATGGCGAACATCCCGCGGGCCACTACCTGGTGGTGGGCGATCCCGAGGAACCGAGTACTTGGCATCTGCGGGTGCGCGGTCCCGACGGCAAACCTGACCATGGTCTGATGGGTGCGGCGCATGCGGCGCTCCACGAAGGTTTTCGCGGTAACCGTTACGAAGGCCCGGACAAAGAGCAAGCGCTCGCCAAGTTGAAGGCACTCTATGCCGCCGAAAAAATGCCGTGGCCGGAAGCGGCGAAGCAGCAACTCCTCCAGGTGGTCCAATCTGTGGCGTTAGGAGACGCCAAGGACGCGCGAGGGAAAGTCTGGGAAGTGGAAATCACGCAATATGCGGAGACGAAGGCGGGGCTGGAATGGCCGCGCGAAGTCTGCGCGCGTGATGCCCAAGCCTTCCAGCACCGTCCCTCACACTCCGACCATGTCAGCGAGGCGCAACTCCGGGAGGTGGGACACAGCATCCGCGACCTGATCGGTTGGATCGAAAATCCCGTACCGGGTGACGCGGCGCTACTCGGCGAACTGCACCTGCTCGAACCGGAGGTCTGGGCCCCGAAACTCCGGGCAATTCAGAAAGCTCCGCCTGGCGTGGCTGGGATGAGTCTGGATGCGCTCGTGGCAGTGAAACCGACCAAGCGCAATGGGCGAACGATTCAACGCGTCGAGCAAATCGCCCGCGTGCTGAGCGTGGATCTGGTCTCAGGACCAGCGGGCGGCGGGCGCATCATTCGTGCTGTCGCCAGCGTGGAAGAATTTCTGAAAGGCACAAGTCCCACCGCAGAGTCCGACCTAACTGCGAGGACGAAGACAACAGCAGGAGGCAAGATGAAAGAAAGAATCCTACAATTCCTGCAGGCGATCAAGCGCTTCGACCCCGCAAAGGCCGGGCAGTTGGAGACTGAGATTGCCGCGCTGGATGAGAACGAACAACTTGAGCGGGTGACCCAGGCCCTGGTGGCAATCGAACCGCCCAAGGTCGCAGAACCCGCCAAGACTGAACCGGCCGTGGCCGCACTTTCCGCAGAAGACCGCAAGGTGCTCGCGGACGCCACCAGGGAAATCAAGCAGGCGCAAACGATCCAATGCGAAGCGATCCTGCAGATGACGCTTTCCAAATCCGGCTTGCCGGTTCCTCTAGTCGAGGAAATCGAGCGCCGGTTCAAAGGCAAGGTGTTTGAGAAGGCCGACCTGGAAGAGGACATCACGCAGGTCCGGCAGACCTACGCCCGCGTGGTTCCGGCGCATCGCGTTACCGATCCCAGCGTGCGCGTCACCCTGGAGAACCAGGACAAACTCCAGATCGCCCTCGACAAGTCGTTTGGTCTCTCCCACGAGATTCAGATTGAGACCGACGCGCGGGGATTCCAGACCGTCAAGCAGGGCGGGGCGTTGCCCCACGAGATCCCCGCATTCCGGGGCATCCGGGAAGCATACGTCACCTACACCGGCGACCCGGACATCAGCGGGAAGACCAACCTGACCCGCATCTCGCAGATCTTCAACACGGCGGGATTCCCCTACGCCCTGGCCGCCACCTTGAACCGACTGCTACTTCGTGATTACGCGGCAGTCGATTACCGCTGGCGGGAAATCGTCACCGCCATCACTTCGCCCTCCGACTTCCGCGCGCAGGAGCGCATCCGCACCGGCTACTTTGGAGACCTGGCGACGGTCACGGATGAGGAGTACGACGAGATCACCGCTTACACGGATGAGAAGATCTCCTACGCGGTCGGGACGAAGGGCAATATCGCCACCGTCAGCCGCCGGGCGATCATGAACGATGACATCCAGGCCATCAGCGGGATCGTCGGGAAACTGGGACGGTCGGCCGCACGCACCCTGGCGAAGTTTATTTGGGCGTTCGCCATCGATAATGCCAGCTACGACGCCGATGCCACGGGTTGGTTCCACGCCGACCACGGCAACCTGGGCGCGACCACCATTTCCGGGACCATCGCCACGGACGTCGGAGTGTTCAACGTCGCCGACCTCGCCTTCTTCAATATGACCGAGAAAGACTCGGCGGAGAAACTCGCGCTGACGGGGCCGTACCTGCTCGTAGTTCCCAAGGCCATCCACTCCAAAGCCATCATGCTGAACCAGGCGATGTACAGCGACGCCATCTTTACCCCCAATCCCTGGTATCACAAGTTCGGAGCCAACGACGAACGGATCTATGCCAACCCACTCTTCGGCACCGAAGCCAATGACTGGATCCTGTTCGATGTGAGCGGCGCCGTGGACATCCTCGAACTCGGCTTCCTGCAAGGCCGGCAGATGCCGGAATTCTTCCAGGCGGACAACCCTACCGTCGACATGATGTTCACCTCGGACAAGCTGCGTTACAAGGTGCGGCACGAATACTCTGGCGACATCCTCGACTATCGCGGGGCCTATAAGGCCGTCGTCACGTAGTCCTCTGTAGCGGCGATCTCTGATCGCCGGATTCTCACGGTGGGGGCGGGAGCAATCCCGCCCCTGCCAGAACTTGAGATTTTATGAGCACGATTCTTTCTGACTTCGAATCTCGCGTCGTGACGTTGCTGAAAGATGCGGCAGCCAAACTGGCAAGCGACGACATCGTGGCGGCGGTGCTGCAGGCCGCCGCACTCTACTCCCTCGACCGACCGCTGACTAGGGTTTCGGACATCAGCGGGGCAGGCAGTTTCGATCTGGCGCTACCCACCGGCTGGGTGGATGGATTTTCGCAGGTCAAACAGATCGAGTATCCCTACGACAGTTCTTATCCCCAGCCGCCCACCATCGACAATGATGATTGGACGATCTATCAGAACCCCACGGGAAAAGTTCTGCGGTTGCTGGCGGACACGCCAACCTCGGGAGAAACCGTGCGGCTGCACTTCTCCGCACCGCATCGGATTCCTTCGACTGACGCCGTCGCCATTGTCGCCTACGTGGAAACGCCGGCAGTGAACACGGGAGCGGTACGCGATGAGAATGTGGTGACAATCACTACTGACGCAGCCCACGGCGCGGTGGTTGGCGATCTGGTACGCATCGCGGGCGTCCATGGCGGGACATTTGACGGCACGTTCCCCGTGGCTTCGGTTCCAACCGCGATGACCTTGACTTATGCGCAAACCGCTGCGGACGAAACCAGTGGCGGGGGAACCTGCACCATCGAGGCGACGGTTCCAGACCGTGATCTCGAACCCGTCTCGCACCTGGCCGCCTCGCTGGCATTCGAGCAGTTGGCCGCGTTGTCTATCGGCTCGACCGATCCCACCGTAGCAGCGGACGTGGTGGATTACAGATCGAAGTCCGATCAGTACCGTTCCGCCGCCAAGGCGCAACTTGCCATCTATAAGCAGCACCTGGGCAAGGGAGCGGACGTAGGCGCGGCAAGCGGCGTGACGGATTTGCGCTCGGACTTGTCAGTCGGAGGGGACCGCCTGACGCATCCGAGGAGAACGCAGTGAACTGTAGCGCCGGTCAGCGCCTGCCCTGATGCAGGAAGAGACCGGCGAATTCGGCGATCAGAGACCGCCGCTACAAGAGCAGAGGCAATGGAACAAGGATTCGGAATCAACTTCGACATGCGGCAAGTGGATGCCTGGGCGCGGGAGTTTCCGCCTGCAGTGGCCAAGGGCGCGGAGCAAGGCATCACGGAGTCGATTCTGCTTCTCGAAAATGCCGTGAAGAGCAATATCCTGACCGGCCGCCCACCGCATGGCGCCACATCAGCCAGTGGAACCTTGCTCGGGCATGTTTTCTCGGAATTGCGCGGCACACCCGCGAGCCCGCGTGGAATCGTGGCCGTGTCACCCCCAGCAGACCAATATGCGCTGGTGGTGGAGAAAGGCCGCACGCCCGGCAAGCGCATGCCGCCGCCACAGGCTTTGATCGCCTGGGTGCGGAAAAGATTCCCAACCGTGATCAGCGCCACAGCGCGGGCTTTTGGCAAAGCCGAGAAGCGACTGACGCGCCGGCAGGCGCGGCAATCGGCGGAACTTTCCTTCGCCTGGATAGTGGCGCGGTCGATTGGCAAGAAAGGTTTCCCTGGCATTCATATGTTCGAGCGGGCGTTTACCGAGCACCGTCCGCATGTAATCGAGATCATCGGCGCTCGCATTCGGGAAGCCGTGCAGACGGCGCGAGGTTAACAGATGTCCCTGGCCAACATCATCTCGGCGGTGGGAACGATCCTGGCGACGACGACGGGAGTTGGGGCGAACGTCCACGCCTACGAGCGTTGGGCCAATGACGACGTAGCCTTCAAGAATCTCTTCCTGAGCGAAGACAAGATCCTGGGCTGGACGATTACGCGGGAGGCCACGGACTGCTTCGAATACGTAGGGAGCACGCTCGATACCCACGCCATTGTGATTCGCGGCTACTTCTCCGTGCAGGATTCCGCCAACACCGAGAAAACCTTTCAGGATTTGATTGAGGCCATCCGCACCACCTTCAACCCCAACCGCCGCTTGCGGATTGCCGGAGTGAGTCAGTGTCATTCCTCTGACCGCATCCAGGTGCGAACGGTGGACCACCGGATGTTTGGCGGCTACCTCTGCCACTATTGCGAACTGATTTTGCGCGTACGGGAGATGGTCAGTGCGTGACCGCCAAGATTTCGTGCAGTTTCAATTCAAACCGAAGGCGCCTGGTTATGTGGCCTTCGGTGGGGCGCGGTTCTCGGGAATCTTCCGGCGCGAAGCGGAACCGTTCGAAGCCACGCGCGGGGAATGGAAAGCGTGGCTCGAACCGACAGGTTTTTTCGAGATTGTAAGTTCAGATCAGTCAGCGGCCACCAGCGCCGCGAAGGAGAAATAACATGGCTTGGGATCCACAACGAATTTATGAAGCGCGGTTTGCCTGGAGTCCGCATAAGGAGTCGGCGTTCGGGACAGTGTTGGCCGATGCGAAGTTTACGCACTCTTGCCAGCCGCTGGGTTTCGATCCGCCCGGCATCACGCGGACGTTTCGTTCCGACGCTGGCCGCGCCTGGGGCGGCAGTGAGCATGCCACCACGCGAGCGATTACGCGCCAGGGCGTCGCCTACCCGTTCAATGTGGAGCTGAGCGCGCTGCTCGCCGCGCACATCATGGGATGCTGCCTGGGCAAAGTCACCACCACTCCGGGCGGCACTGGCCCACCGGCCGCCTATAGTCACGCCATTATTTTCCAGGACCCGCTCGTCGATGGCCTGCAACTGCCTTCGTCGGGCCACTGGTTCAAGCCCGCGGATGACTTGGGCTTGAAGACCAAGGGCGCGGTGTGCAGCGGCTTCTCGCTTTCCTACACCCAGGGCCAACCCATCGTCACGCTCAATTCCAACTGGATTGGCAACGGCGACTATACAGCCATTGACATTAGCCCGATCCCGGCGCTCGACACCGACGTGATTATGGGAACCCTGTTCGAGAAGGACCTCGACATTCTTCTCGGGGCACACGGGGCGGCGACTTCCATCAAAGATCGCGTGGCGGCGTTCAGTCTGGACATTGGGAACGGGGTGGATGGGACGGAGAAATACTTTGCCGGATGCGGCCTTTATGGCGGGAAAGCCTGGCAAGGCAAGCGCACGATCGTTCCCTCACTCACTATCTTCGCCAAGGCTACGGATGACATTCTCGCGCTATTTACGGGCGACACCGAGCAGGAGTTGATCTTTCGATTCATCGGCGACCTGATCACCGGCACGGATTACATGAAGGTGGACATCGACATCCCGGCCGTGCACTTCGGCACGCCACTCAAAATCGGTGCGCAAGGAGACTTCGTAGTTTGGCAACTCGCGCCAGGTGACGAAGGCGTGTTCAAACTCTCGGCGCATGAACTCGTCACCATTACGGTGGTCAACAAGGAAGCGGCGTTCCTCACGGTGTAGCGCGGGCGTCTGGCCCGTGTTCGGTGGCCGTCGCCGAAATTGTAGCGGCGGTCTCTGACCGCCGGACGGCTACAGTATCGCAGGTCGGGGCGTCCTACGGTCCTGGCCAATCAGCACTCTGGGCCTTGCTTCCCGGAGATTCAAGTCGGCGGTCAGAGACCGCCGCTACAGAAGAAAAATTGAATCTCTGTGGAGGATAAGACCATGGGAAATCCCGAAACCACGATTTGGAATCCAGAAAAAACGACTGGTGGCGACTGGACCCCGGCCGTGCCATTGCCATTCGGCGGTCAGAGACCGCCGCTACAGGAAGAGGCCGGCAAGATGCCGGCGGTACAGGCAACGTCCTTGGATCTGGCCCCGCCTTTCCCCGACCGGCTTGATCTTTCAGTACCGCAACGGTTTGTCGAACTGGTCGTCGGCAAGGCGCACTTCACGCACTTCTTTCAGTCGCCCACTGCCGATGACTGGATCGAGTACGAGCGCGCACTGCGGCCTACGCTGGTATTTGGCGACGAGCAAGTTGAATCCCGAGTTCACCAGCGGGAAGCAGCGCTCGCGCTTT